AACTGATAGTACTGAAATTATAAGAACAGTTCGTAAAGTTGAAAACAATAAGGTCTTTATTGATCCGCTAGACGATAATAATATAGAGTTACTTCCAATAAGAATTTTTGTATCGCATAGATACGAAACAATATCTGCTTTGGCAACTGCAATGGGAACAGATTTACAAGATGCAACAATATGGGTTGATAATGTAAACAATAACTGGGCTGTATATAAACGTGAGCTAGGAAATTACAAAAATGTTTGGACATACGAAAATGAAGAAGCAACTGCTGGCTGGGCAAGCGACTTTGATACAAACAAACGTAATACTATTAAAGTTGTAGGTTCTCCTAATAAAAATCAAATTGAAATTTACGCAAGGGGTACCGACTCAATAGGTATGGAATTAGAAGGTATTATTGAGAACCAAAGCGGACTATCTAACGGTAGTGGGTTTGGCAAAGCTGTTGCAATATCACCTGATGAAAAATACATAGCTGTTGGTAGTCCAGATGCAACAGAAATAAAAACAAATTTAATTGGCCCCTGGAATAATTCAACTGCATACAGTGTTGGGTCTATTGTAAGTCATAATGATTCATACTGGGTAGCAGTAAAAGATACATTACCTGAAATTGGCAGCCAAAATTACAGTAGTTTTGTATCATATCCAAATGTAAAAGATAATTTAGACGACAGTACTGAGCCAAATATATTACTTGCTGCAAATTATCCAAAGACAAATACATTGGGTGATCACTTTCTAATAAGAGCTACTAAAGCCGAATACGATGCAGTATTTGTAGGTAGCACACTTAGCTTAGTTTGGAATCAGTATAGTGTATCACATATAAATCCTTTGCTTTCAAGACAGCCTTTTGAAGATACTGTAGCAGGATTAGACGGATCTGTAATTACTGACGAACATATAATTGCAGATAAAGTAGATATGATTATATCTGTCAATCTTGCACTTAACACACCAACAGTTGGAGATGTAGTAGAGACTAGTACCGGTGAAGGCACAATTGTTTATCTTTATCCAGACGGTAATGGTTATATAATGTACCTGAATAATACATCTGGTATATTTACAGCTACAGGTTCTTTATCACTTGCTACTGGTATAGAAATAGGAGACTATGTATACGAAACACCTAATAATATTCATGATGACTTAGGCGGATATTGGAAAATAGATTTACCTAGTACAGTCTTATTTAGGGATGTAATTGTAGATAATGCTCCTGGACTTATAATAAAAGATATAAGACAAAGTGGATATTCAGGAAGTTATGATTCATATTATAATATAGGATATGATGTTGGTGTTAAAGGCACTATTGCAAACGGAAATGACAAAATTTCTTTAATAGGTCATTTCGATTTTCCTGATAATTCACTAGTAGTTAACACAACAGACTTTTCATCTAAATGGTTTATAAGATTAGGACCAACTGCACCTAATTATACACTTATCGGGCAGCAAATACGATTAGCTGAAAATACTTTCTTACAAACTAACGACTGGGGTAACTTTGGATTGGTTGATCATATTAACCAACCAATTTTTGAAAATGATCATACTGTAGTTCAATATATTGATGGGTATTTAAAAGTACAAATACAAACTGATGCAGTTGGCACACATGCGTTACAAGAAGGTGATATACTAGAAGATGCTAATACTGGTGCGCTACTTGATGTTGTATATGCAGAATGGGATGCAGGATTTCAAACACAAACATTATATGTAAATTGGAATATATCCTCACCTAATCAAACTTTAAGTTTAGGTTCGAATTATGCTGATAGTACTCGCATTATAAGAAAACGATCAGGTGTTGTAGATAGAGATGCAGGATTTATGCAAGAGTCAAGTGTTTACACACCTACTAACGATATTAGTCAGTTATTCATTTTTGATGCAAGAGATCTGCCAGGCGTTCCTGCGAACTATTCTTTTCCACCATCGCAAACTGGTTATTGGACGATTGAAGGATTTGAGTACTGGATAGTACCAGAAACAAGAATAGTAGTCGGTGCAGGTCGTCCTGCAAATGAACCATTGTCTAGCAATAGTAATTGGACTTTTACTAACAGTATACCTGTTGTTCCTAATGGAGGAACATTATTTGATGGCATAGGATACGTAACAGTTTATGAAAGATCAGAACCAGGTGTATATCCTATACAAAAACGTTTTGTTATTCCTATGGGGTTTGACGGCGTAGGCAGTACCTTACAGTTTGCATATTTTAATGATATGTATGTACTTTGTGTAGGTGCATCAGACAAAATTATATTTGTTAAAAACGGCACAGAAAATAACATAACATACGATTGGGAAGTAAGTTTAGATAAAGACTTTAGAGGGGCGTTTAATATTAATGCAGATTATTATATTGGTGATATTGTATTAGAAAACAATCAACTGTATGCTGCAACAACTAATATAAGTCAAAGTGCATTCAATGCTGCACAATGGACAACAATTGATAATGATATAGATTACACAGGATATATTCCAAGAGCTATTTCTGCGGGAACTGATAGTCAACTTCAAACAGTATTCAACGACTTTGGTAATGATTATAGAATATCAGAAGATGGTCAACTAATTGCAGTTTATGTAACAACTGACGATAGTAGTACCTCTATTTCAATTGACGATGAGATTGCTTTTTATAGATATCATAATAACGCTTATAGATATCAAAGTAGCTTATCTGTTGTTACTAACGAAGATACTGCTGAGTGGATGGAACGCATTTTAGACGACGACTATAAACATAGTTTTGATTTAAGTGCAGATGGTAAGCAACTAGCAATTGGATTTCATAGAGAAAATGCAGATGGTTCTACAGTTATTGATGGAGGACTTGTAAAAGTTTATAAGTACACTGCCGGTGTATGGGTAAAAACACATACAATCACTAGTCCACAGGACGAGGCTAGTGAAGCATTTGGAAAAAATATACAGTTCATTGGAAGTAACTTATTAATATCTAGTATATACGGTAATAAAACTATAACAAGAAAATTTACAGACGGAACATATTTTGATAACAACTTTACATCTTTTATCGAAACGCAAACAGATGTAGGTAATTTATATTTGTTTGAAAATATTGCAGACGAATTTATGTATGCTGGAATAATTAGTAACGGTATTGATATTAGTAAAAAATACAAAGTTAACGGGTATCATGTTTATTCCCAAAACAATAATACAATTGTAGATCTTAAATGGAGTGGCATAAACAATTGGACTAAACACAGAGAAGGACTACCTGTTGTTAATGTTTCAAAATTTAAAGGACCGTTTTTGTATGATAAAACAAGTAAAGAATTTATAGACTATATTGATATAATAGATCCAATACAAGGAAAAATTGCAGGCCCTGCTGAACAAGAATTACGTTATAAAACAAAATGGGATCCAGCAATATATACAAATGTTGACGAAAATGATTCTGTAACAGTAGATGTGTTTAAGTCGTGGGGCCAAGATCAAGTAGGGCAACTGTGGTGGGATATTTCGACTGCAAGATTTAGAAATCCTTATCAAGGGACTGCAACCTATCAAACAAACACTTGGAACAAACAATTTGCAGGCAGTTCTATTGATGTATACGAATGGATAGAAAGTGATATAAGTCCTTCAGAATGGAGAGAAATAGCTGATACTGAAGAAGGTTTAATAGATGGTATCAGTGGAGCACCAAAGTACAACGACGATACGTATGTATTAAAAAAGAAATATGATAGTATTCTGCAAAGTTTTAGTAACTTATATTATTTCTGGGTTAAAAATAAAAAGACATTACCTAATATAAACGAAAGACAAACAACTGCATACGATATTGCTCAATATATTTCAGATCCTAGAACTTTTGGATACAAATATGTAGAACTACAATCTGCAAATAGATATGTAATTAACAATTCTATTAGAGATATAAAAGACAGAGATACAATTGTAAACTTTACATGGTGGACTATTCCGAATCAACAGTTAAACATACATAATCAATATCAAATTGTAAGTGATGGTTTGTACACAAGCCAGCCTACTGAAGAATTAAAAACAAAATGGTTTGACAGTTTAGTAGGATATGATAAAAATCTTAAAGAGGTACCTGATCCTACATTAAGCCCTAAATTAAAATACGGTAATTTGTCTAGACCAAGACAGTCATGGTTTGTTAATAGATTAGAAGCATTAAAAACTGTAATCGAAAGAGCAAATCTTGCATTAAGAAAACAAATAATAATTGACGATTTTGATTTATCCGGTCTCGATATTAAAGATGATGCACCTACAATTTATTCAGCAGAGTTTGATTATGTTATAGATACAGAAATTGACTTACAATTTATTGGTGTAAGTAAATTTAAACAGGCTGTGCTAACACCGGAGTTTACTAACGGTAGACTTACAAATGTTATAATTACTGATCCGGGATTTGGATATATAGATCCTTCATATGTATCAGGAACACGTAAAGGACCAAAAGTAAATGTTGTAGGAACAGGATCTAATGCACAGGTTGAAGCAACTATAAATCCGCAAGGTCAGATTATTAATGTAACTATAATAAGTCAAGGTTCTGGTTACGGGGATACTACTACATTATCTGTAAGAGGACTTACTGCTTTAGTAGAAAGTGACAGTACAATTGCTAATAAATGGTCATTAGTAGAATATAATCCTACTATAACGATGTGGCAACGTGTACAAACACAAAACTTTGATACTACATTATATTGGAAATATGTAGATTGGTTTGCAACAGGTTATAATCAATTTAGTAATGTAAATTATACATTAGAGTATGCATACGAATTAGAGTCTTTGACAGATGAAATAGGCGATATTGTAAAAATTAATAAAACAAGTGATAACACATGGTTGTTATTAGAAAAAATTGATGATCAAGATAGTGTAGATTATAGTGTAAATTATAAAACTATCGGTAGAGAAAACGGCACTGTAGAAATTGATAAAGGATTATATAATTTTGAAAATACAATAAGTGGTTACGATGGCTATGCATTTGATACTGCTATATACGACGGTGTACCTATTACTGAAACTAGAAATATATTAAGTGTTTTATTTGATAAGATATTCGTCGATGAATTAGCAGTAGAATATAATAAAATATTCTTTGCAAGTATACGTTATATCCTTAGTGAAGGACAAAAACCTGATTGGTTATTTAAAACAAGTTTTGTGAAAGTAAAACATAATTTTGGAGAACTAGAACAGCGTGTTAATTACCAAAACGATAATCTAAAAAATTATCAAGATTATATTAACGAAGTAAAACCGTTTAAAACAAAAGTAAGAGAATTTGTTAGTTCGTATAACAAACTTGAAAATACACAGAGTAGTATATCTGATTTTGATTTAATGCCTTGGTATAATCCTAACACTGGAAAAATTAGTCCAAAAACTGCTACAATAGAAAACGGAAGTATTATATTGCAAGACGGTGATAAAGAACCTTGGAGTAATTGGTTTAATAATGCAACGTATTATGTTGACAAAATAGAAATTGCAAAATCAGGAACACTTTATCAAAATGCCCCTATAGTTACACTTGAAGGCGGAGGCGGCACAGGTGCTACTGCTATTGCTTATATAACCCGCGGAAAAGTTACAACAATTGATGTTATAAATCCTGGAACAGGTTATACTAGTGCGCCACGGGTTGTGTTTAACAGTAACCAAGATGAAGGCGGCATTGAAGCAGAAGCTGTTGCAATTATTAAAAATGATACTATTCGTAAAATTAATACAACAATTAAGTTTGACAGAGTTACCGGAAAATTACAGTATTTAGATCTTAATAAAACAGAAACATTTACAAGTTTAGCACAACAAACTAAGTTTACCTTAAAATGGCCTATGGATTTAGACTCTTTGACTGTTGACATTTCAGTTGATGGGGAAGAATCATTAGTTAGTGAGTATAGTTACAATAATCAAAAAGATGAAACATTAGGATATACAATTCATAAAGGAGTTGTAGAATTTGTTACAGGTATACCTGGAGGTTCTAATGTAATTATAAATTATAAAATAGATCCCGCGATGCTTACAGCAGGCGATAGAATACATAACCTATATAAGCCTACTGACGAAATGCCTGGATACGATGATACAATACAGGATTTAAGTCAAGTGCTTGACGGAGTCGACTACGGCGGTGTTGAAATTACAAGTTTTGATTTTGATACAGAGGCAGGCTGGGATGCAGCTGGATGGTATTCAGATGCTTGGGACGAATATGACGGACAATTTGAGGACGAAGTATTTAGAGCAGATGGATCTACGACAACAATGCCATTATCCAAACCTTTAGAGGCCGGCGTCGAATATAATCTTTATAAAAACGGTGTGCGTGTCGACGATCCTAATTTTGGTACACCACAACAAACTAATTCACAAGCATTAGCAGCAACTATTACAGGTGACGGTACAACTACTTCGCTTAACGTTTTAGCATTTAATATTATTGCGGGTGATGTATTTGTTGTAAGAAAAACTACAAGCGACGGAACATTCCTTCCAGACTTAACAAGTTTTGATACACAATTAACTGGTGGTAATTTTACTTACGGAAATGCAGCTGGACACGATGCTGGCGAAATAATTATTGATGGTGACGGTTTTGTAACAATTGCTACATCTAGAAGTACTGACGAACATGTGCCTGGACAAGTTTTAGATACAGTTGATATTAAAGTTTTTGATAGAACCGGTGATGGTCAAGGCATTATTGTTACAAGGACACATACATTTTACGCTGATGAAGAATATGGCGTCTTAGAAGCTAGACAGTTAGAAAAAGCAAGTTTAGAAAGTCAATTGCTTGCACAGGATTCTACATTACTTAGTTTACAATCTCAACTAACAAGTCTGCAAGGTAATCTAGCTACACTTGAACAAGAAAAAACATCACTAGAAAATACTCGCGATGCTAATAATTTAACGCAGTCGATATATCTAGGATATATTTCTAATATAGAAAACTATAATAACGAAATTACACTTAAACAATCACAACTTTCTAATCTACAAGCTCAAAAAGGTAGTATAGACGGACAAATATCAAGTTTAGAAAATCAAATTAATTCTCTAAATAATCAGATAACTTCTTTGACCGGACAGATTAATAGTTTAAATCAGCAAATTGCAGTCCTAAATGCTGATATTGCATCGTTAAACGCACAACTTACTAGTTTACAAAATGATTTAAACAACTATTTGCCTAGTGATCCAGAATATGCTAATATTCAATCACAGATTAATAACGTACAAAGTCAGATTAGTTTCAAACAAAGTCAACTTGGTAGTTTGCAAAGTCAACTTAGTAGTTTGCAAAGTCAATTAAACAGTTTACAATCACAAAAATCTAGTCTTGAGGGACAGATAGGACCGTTAGAGTCTCAATCTAATGCGTTAGCTAGTCAGATAAGTTCATTGAATAATGAGATAATTGGCCTACAATCACAACGTTCTAATGTAGAAGATCAGAAAGATGCATATGAATTAGCCTATCAGCAATATGTAGATGCAGTAATTGTAAAAGATAGTGAGATTAGTAGCAAGCAAGGTGAGATATCTACAAAACAGGCACAGATTGCAAATCAGCAAACAACTGTTCTAAACAATCAAATAGCAATAGCTACTAAACAAGATGAAATAGATGCTGCACAAGCAGTTATTGACGCACTTAATTTACCGTTTGATATTGGTGCTACACCTATTAAAGCTGAATCACTAATTGTAAGAGCTACAGGCGGGTCACTAGTTACTAAAAATAGAATTATTGATCCTATATACTATACAATTGATTATGTAAATAAAAAAATACAGTTTAAAGATGCATTAGAATCTGGGACTACTATAACCACAATGGTAGTAGGCACAAATGGTTCTAAGATATTGGATACTGGTACATTTATCGGTGACGGCAGTACGGCTCAATTCCTTACTAAGGTACAGCATCAAGAGGCAATGAGTGCATTTGTATCTGTTGATGGAGAGAAAAGAAGTACACTATTAGTCGAAGGTATTGTACCAGATGTTGAGATTGTAAAGAGCACATCAGAATATGCTTACGAAGGCACAGTGATATTTGAATTTGGCGAAGCTCCTCCAGATGGTGCATTAATTAATTATACATTGTATGATAGCGATACACAAACGTTTAGTGAAATTACTGTTGATCAATTTACTCCAGATGGCAGTACAACAGACTTTACTCTTTCACAAATTCCATATACAGGAACTCCTTTAGATGTTAACATTTTAGTAATAGATAACAATAATGTGTTACATACAGGTTATAAGAAAAAGTTTACTGCTACTGTAGCAAACTTTTATCCTATGAGCATATTCCATATTCCATACCTTAGTAAAGGACCTGAAGATATTGACGTATATATCAATGGTGAATTAAAAACAAACACTATTGAATATAGATGGTTAGGCGAATCAAGTACATTAGAATTGTTTAACAACTATTACGAAATAGGTGATACTATAGAACTATACACTAGAAATCCTAATTATACATTAGTCGGTGACGAGCTAAGATTAGTTAATGTTCCTACTGACGGTAGTTTATTAGTCTATCAGTTTAGCGAGCACGATGTGTTAGGAACAGAGCGCTCAACTACTAATAGTATTAAACGTACATCATTAGTGGTTGGTACAGATGACTGGCAGGTATATGCAGAAAGTTCATTAGGTATTATACGCTTAAATGAAAATATTTTAAGTGAAAATTATATATGGATTGCCTTGAACGGAGAATTATTAAGTCCGACAGTAGATTATAAAGTGCGCGATGATTTACAAAGTGTTCAAGTGTTAAGATCTATTAACGACGGTGATGTGTTTGATATTATTCATTATACATCTCCTGTATCTACTAAGCGTTTTGGTTATAGACAGTTTAAAGATATTCTCAACAGAACACATTACAAGAGAATTAACAGTCTAACAGAAACAATTTTAAACAAAGATTTAAGCTATACTGATTTACGTATTGAAGTTGTTGACGGTAGTATATTAGATGAGCCAAACAAGGCATTAAATTTACCGGGTATAATTTTTATAAACGGAGAAAGAATAGAATATTTTGTAAAAGAAGATAATGTAATACGTCAAATACGTAGAGGCACATTAGGTACAGGCGTAAACACATTTGTAAAAGCAGGTGCTACAGTAAGCAATCAAGGGTCTATAGAAACTATTCCGTATAAGGATAAAACAATAATTCAAGAATTTGAAGGTGACGGAACTGCTACAGACTTTACATTAAACTTTTCTGCACAGTACGGAGTAAACCAATTTGAAGTATTTGTTGGCGGTAAGCGTTTACGTAAAACTACATTAGAGAAGTTTAATCATCTGCTTGATCAAACAAGTCCAGCTGCTGACGAAACATTGCCAGCAGAATTTAGTGTGCATGGTACTGATGATAATATTTTAAGACTTTTAAATGCACCTATAGACGGACAACAAATTAAAGTAGTAAGAAAAGTAGGAACACAGTGGCGTGAGGAAGGCGTTGCACTTAAAGAAAGTAAAACTGCAATTAGCAGCTTCTTGAGAGCAAGCACAACTAAGCTACCCGAATAAATACAATTGATAAACTGAAAGTGAGAATTAAATATGCTGCAAGATGAACACGGAGTAATGGTCCAAGGACACATCAAAATCCACGATCCAGAATCTGGTGAAGTTTTGATTAATAAACGTAATGCCATTCATTACGAAAATATGAGTATTGCATTAGCAGAAAGTATTGCTAATCAAGGCAATGGTTTTGTTTGGAGTATGGATTTTGGCAACGGCGGAACTAATTTAGACCCAAGCGGCGTAATTACATATTTGACACCTAATAGTACAGGAACCAATGCAAGTTTATACAATAAAACTTTCAGTAAAGTAGTTGCAGACAGTCCGTCAAATACTGATAAAATTAGAAACAAAATTGAAACACGCCATGTAAATGGCACCAACTATACTGATGTTTTTATTACTTGTTTACTAGATTACGGTGAACCAACTGCTCAAGCAGCGTTTGATACTACAGACAGCAACGAAAGTTTATATGTATTTGATGAGCTAGGTTTAAAAAGTTATAGTGCAACAGGCGAAGGAAAATTAATTACACATGTTATTTTCCATCCTGTACAAAAAAGTTTAAACAGATTAGTGCAAGTAGACTATACTGTTAGGATACAAAGTTTAACAGGGTTTAACGAGGGGTAATAGATGCCATATACAATAAAACATACAGACGAACCAAACAACGGCTCTATTACTATTGAAGACAGAACAGTTGATACTAGTACAAGTTTACAATTTCCTGGCAAGAATGTTACAGCGTATGGATCATTAATAGGTGAGAATCTATTACATCTTTTAGAAAACTTTGCAGCAACATCAGCACCTAGTTCTCCTGTTGTAGGACAATTATGGTATGATACAACACCTTCTGCAAACACTTTAAAAATTTACGACGGCACAACATGGATAGCAAGTGGCGGTGTAAAAAGATCTACAAACGAACCGTTGGCTGCAAATAGTTTAGTTGGAGACCTTTGGGTAAACACGACTAGTCAACAGCTTTATTTGTATTCTGGAAGTAATTGGATTTTAGTTGGACCAGAATTTAGCCAAGGATTAAGCACTGGATTTAAAATTACTAATATAGTAGGTAAAGATAATGTCAACTATACTGTAATGACAATTGAAATCAAAGCCAAGCCGACTGTTATTATAAGCACAAACAGTTTTGAACCAAAAGCGGCAATCACAGGCTTTCCTAAAATAGAACCTGGAATAAATTTAAGCCAAGAAAATATTAGTTTACAAGGTGTAGCAGAATATGTTGGACCATCTAAGACTTCTAATAATCTTATTGTAGGTAACGACATTGTACCGTCAACTAGTTTTGTAAGAAACGATACAGAAAATACTCTTTCGTCACAATTAAAGATTAGAAACAACAGCGGATTGAAAATAGGCGAAGCGCAGAATTTTAATTTAACTGTTGATTCTGGCACAGCATCTATTACTAATAGTACACCTACATCTAGTATAGACTTTAGATTAAACACAGGTGCAGCAGTAAGTACAGTAATGCGTGTCAATGCTGATAGTACTGTTGGAATAAACAAAACAAATCCAACAGAAACATTAGATGTCAATGGTAAAATTAAAACAAATGAAGGATTGTTAGTAACTGATAATACTAACAGTTCAAGTGCATCTACAGGCAGTATACAAACTGCTGGCGGCATAGGTGTATCACAAGATTTATATGTTTATGGTAATGTTATTACTAATGGACAAACATCAGTGACAGGTAACATTATACCTAGTGCAGATGATACTGTAACATTAGGTAGTCAGTCGAACAAGTTTAGCTCAGTTTATGCAAGTAACTTTTTTGGAAACTTTGTAGGTAACATTAGCGGAACAGTTACAGGCGTTATGAACGGTCCAGCTACTAAATTAGCTAGTCCTACAGACTTTAGTTTGACGGGAGACATAAGCAGTCAAGTCATTAGTTTTAATGGACAGCAAGCAGGTGGCACTGCTACGTTTAACACACAAATTGATCCGGACTTTATAAACAATAAAAACTCAGCTACGGTAATAAACGCAGCAGACGAAGTCTTGCTGAACCAGCCAGGTGATGTAAATGAGCCTTTGAAAAAAGTTACACACTCTCAGTTTTTATCAAGCATTCCTAAAACACCGCCAGGTGTGTTTATGCCATATGGCGGAGATAGTGATCCAGATCCAACAACTGTAGGCGGAGGTATATGGTTACTCTGTGACGGGCGTGAAGTTTTAATAAGTGCATATCCATTACTATATCAAGTAATTGGAAATAAATTTAAAGCAGCACCTGCAGCAGCACATTTTGGGTTACCTGACATGCGTGGTCGTATGCCGTTAGGAGCAGATAACATGGGCGGCACTAGTGCAAACAATGTTACATCTAATGCAGCAGATACAGTAGGCTTTACGGGCGGTAATGAAACACATAACATGTTACAGTCTGAGCTACCCGAACATACACACGATTTATATAATGATAGTAACAATAGACAATACTATGCAGCAAGAACAACAATTGAAGGTGCAACAACTGGTACAGTGCAAATACCAACACCATCAGGATTGGCAGATGTACAAAATTCTAGTGCAATGCTAGATGTAGGCGGAATAAAAGATTATACAGCACAAACAGCAGTAAATTTAATGAATCCGTTTCTTGTAACCCATTATATTATCTATACTGGTAAGGACGCAACATGAGCTATAAGTTAAACAAAACAGACGGATCACTTTTACTAGATCTAATCGACGGTGTTAAAAACACTAGTGCAACAGACATAACTTTGATTGGACGGAATAGCACAGGCTTTGGCGAATCAGTAAACGAAAATTTTATTGCAATACTTGAAAATTTTGCATCAACATCTGCTCCTGCTGCACCGTTAGAAGGACAACTTTGGTTTGACACAACAACGGATACTTTAAGAGTATATGATGGCACTGACTTTAAAGCAGCAGGCGGCGCTTATGTTCAAACATCTCAGCCTACTATGTCCGAAGGAGACCTTTGGTACAATACTACAAGTAAACAAATGTATAGTTGGGACGGTGATGAGCTTCAACTACTAGGACCACTTTACAAAGGTTCTCAAGGATTGACTGGAGAAATTCCAGATACTATTCTTGATACACAAGGATTTGAAAGATCGGTAATTAAACATTATGTGGGCGGCAATCTAGCAGGTGTGTGGAGTAATTTAGAATTTAAAATTAGTGCAACTAACGCCGACGATGCTATTACAGGGTTAGCCACTGACGTATTAGGAAATCGTATTGTAGAAAAAGGGTTTAACATTCTGCAAAGTGATTACAAGATTCACGGAACAGCTACTAACGCTGAAGGGGTTGGCGGTGTTGACGTTTCTAAATTTGTAAGAACTGACATAACAAGCACAATCGATGCAAGTTTAATTGTAAGAGGTAATGACGGAATTAAGTTTACAAGTGTGCATCAGCAAAAAATTGACGGTGCAGGTAGTAATTTTCAATATCAAAACCTAGTACTAAATGACGATATGTCATTTAGAGTTTCAGGAAGCGCAACAGGCGCAGGTTTAGTAGATGCAATTAAAATAAAAGCAGCAACAGCAAGAGTAGGCATATATAATTCAACACCAGACGCTATGCTACATGTAGGAACTTCAGTCTTGCCTGGCAGTGTTATTATTGAAGGCGACTTAACTGTAAAGGGTTCAAACAGTTTTATTGAAACACAGACATTGCGTATTCAAGATAAAAATTTAGAACTTGGGATTTTAGAAGACAGTACAGTTGGTACTAACGCAGATGTTGATGGTGCTGGTATAATAATTCAATCTAGTCAAGGTAGTAAAGATTTCTTATATCAAAATTCAAATGAGTCTTTCTTTAGTAATCAGCATATGGATCTTGCTAATGGTAAAGAATATAAAATTAATGGCAACACTGTTTTAAGTGCTACAGCTTTAGGTGCAGCCATAACAAGTGCGCCTGGTATAACATCTTTAGGTGTAATGACTAGTTTAGAAACAAACTTTACAACAATATCAGGTAGTACTATTGCAACAACAAATGGACAGCACTTAAATTTAAGTGCAGCAGGTGATATTGTTGTAAACAATAGCATCATAAGGGGAGTTACAGATAGCTTACTTCCTAACAGTGTTACAACAAAGGCATATGTTGATGCAGAGGTTAAGGATTCTGATGTTGCTGTAGTAATGGATACTACTGGAATGTCTAATACAGATATTAGAGGATATTTAGATTTAATATATCCTGACAATACTTTAGGACGCAAAGCTAGAGTATTAGCATATACATATTCTTATAGCGGTACTACAGATGTAGACACTGCAAAGAGTGTTACAAATGTTAGCGTAGACAAAGCAGGTGTTCAAGAAGTTCAACAAGTTGTAAACAATATTACTTTTACAGACGCAGTAACAACCGTAACTGCTACATCGAATAAGGTTGTAAAAACATTTTTATGGGACGGCACGACGTGGCTATTCCAATCATAAGATAAATATACTATAGACGGGGTACATTAAACAATGGCATATCAAATAGACAATTTTAGAGGACAGTTCTTAACGACAGTGGACGATGGCACTATTAACAATGCCACAGACCTTAAACTAGTAGGTAAGAACTACGCTGGATACGGTGAAGTACAAAACGAAAACTTTGTTCACTTATTAGAAAATTTTGCAAGTAGTCAAGCACCAGGTAAACCTATTCCAGGACAACTTTGGTTTGATGCTTCTACTGGTGCAGAAAAGTTAAAATTTTATGACGGCACAGCTTGGAGAACAGCAGGTGGTGCAGAAGTAGGACCGCAGCCTGGACCAGTAGGCTTAGTCCAAGGTGACTTTTGGTGGGATACAACAAATGAACAATTATATGCAAGAGGCTCAGGTGGATTTGTACTTGTAGGTCCACAAAGTACAGGTGCTGGCAACGTCACACAAATGCGTAGTTTGACACTTAATGACACTGCTACCCCAAGTGTTCAACATAGTGTAATTGCAGCAACGGTTGACGATGCAGTCATAGCCATTTTTAGTGATAATCCATTTACTATTACATCATCAGATGCAATAGTAGGTTTTGATACAGTGCGTCAAGGTATTACATTAATAGACACACAGAATGCAGCCGGCGGTGTTACAAGTTCACCAGCAAGATTTTGGGGAACAGCAACAAACTCTGAAAGACTAAACGGATTACCAGCAAGTGATTACCTAACAACAACTAATCTTAATTTTACATCTATTGTTAGTTTTTCAGATGCAGGATATCAAGTAGGTGACGATAATGATCTACTAGTTAACATAGACGGTAACACTGCAAAAATTACACAAAAAGTTGGCGATACTATAGGAATATATGTTGAAGCAGCAGGCATAACTTACAATCCGGTGAATGTAAAACAATCAGATGTTTCTCCAGGGCAGGCAGGCGTAACTTTAGGAACAACAACTGATAAATGGTCAACTGTTTATGCAGACGACTTTGACGGAAATGCAACAAGCGCATCAGGATTAAAACTTACAGGTAATGTATATTATCCTACAACACAAGATACAGCGAATACAGTAGCATTGCGTGATGCAAATGGCGATATAGAAGCAAGATTCTTTAGAGGTGTTGCTACGTCTACTCAGTACGCTGACTTAGCTGAAATTTATGGCACAGAAGAAGAACTACCAACAGGAACAATTGTTGCTGTAGGCGGTACAGCAGAAGTGCGTCCAGCAAAGGCAAGTGATATAGTAGTAGGTGTTATATCTGCAGAACCAGCATATTTAATGAATAGCACAGCAGATGGGCAAGCAATTGCACTTAAAGGTCGTGTACCTGTAAGAGTAAAAGGTCCTGTTTCAAAAGGACAGGCTGTATATGCGTGGCAAGATGGTATTGCTTCAACTATTGCAACTACTGGATTAGTAGGCGTTGCATTAGAGGCATGTGATGATGACTCAGAGTGTTTAATTGAATGTGTACTTAAAGTATAAGTATAATGATGGAGAGAAATAGATGGCAACTGTAAACGTTGGAGATATAATTACAGCAGCTCAGTATAATGATCTGCAAACAAGGATACTTAAAGTCTTAGGCAATGGCTCCAGCGATTATGGCTATGGACAAGCTATTACTTCGGATGCTGTAGCAGTTACACAAACTATTTTAGCATCACATATGAACGACTTATATGCTGATACAGTAGATGCTCGCACACACCAAACAGGCACTGTACCTACAACTATTGCACAACTTGCAGTAGCAGAAATAATTGGCGCAGACGCAAGTAATTCTCCAAACGAAACAATTAAAGGCTTCAACGACTATAATGCTGTCATTGGACTAACTGAATCAAATAGACTTGTAGCAGCAGCAGGTCAAATGAGTGTAGAAAATAAAATTACAAGTGTTCGTAGTAATACCTGGGGTAATAGTCCAGATGTAATTCAGCATGTAGTATCAGTAACTTTCCCAGGTGGACAAAGTACAAAGAATACGTCTAATGGTAATCATACAGCAAGTGGAGCTGATCATATGCGTTACTTCTTTAACGCTGGCGGCCAGATACGCTTTAGTGCTTCCTTTGCAGGAGGTAGTGGTGCAAAGTTTAATGATTGGAATAGTATGGTAACTAATATGGGTACCATTAAGTTTGGACGTTCTGGAACAACTGCTACAGGCACTGGTACAACTTCTGCTATTGGTTATGCAAACATAACTACAAGCTATCAGCAGATATTTCAAAAAGGCGGTAGCGGTGTTTACGCAGAAAATGATTATATCATACAAGCTAGGAAAGTAGGAACAGACACTTTACAGTTCAGAATCTACTTTAGAGACGACGATAGCGGTGACCAAACAGGACTAGGTGCACCAGTTGACGAAAATGTTGGCAGTACATTAACAAGTACAGTAAGTCAATATAGAGCAACTGGATCATATGTAGCTGTACCTACACCTACATATACAAATAATACTACGTTACAATAGTCCAAATATCTGTTGACAAATCCTAAAAATTGTTATATACTAGTGTAAATTACTAGGAGCTCTCGTATGGATGAACGTCTTGAAAAGGCATTAGACTTTTCTAATTATATGGTTACATTAAACAATCAAAAAAGATTGTTAGCAGAACAGTTTGATCAAGATATTATTTACTACACCCGTGGAGGACAATTTACAGTAACACAAGAACTAATAAGTTTTTGTCATACTTTATTTGCATCTGATCAAACGGTTGCGGTTTTAATTGATGACAATAATATTCCTATTGAAATTGAATCACTAGAACATTTTTTGTCAGAAATTAATTCAATATATTTTGAAGCATCAAACAAATACCTAAACGAATATTCAAAACTGAAAAAGAATAGATCAGTGGAGGGTATTATTGGATAAAGGTGTTCTTACGTTTGCGAGAAATAACTCACAAGTTGATTATATCAAACAAGCAGTTTTTCTTGCAAAGCGTGTTCGTAAGTATTTAGATTTACCTACCACTATCGCAACTGATAGTATAGACTATCTTGCGACTGCTTATCCAGATTACGAAGATATTTTTGATCAAGTAATAGAACTAGATTGGACCAACACCCATAGTCTTAAACGTTTTTATGATGGTAGCATATCTGAAAAGCGATTGGAATTTAAAAATGATTCACGTTGTTTAGCATATGACATTTCACCTTACGACGAAACAATATTATTAGATACTGATTATATTATTTCAGACGACACATTTAAGCATTGTTTCCTGCAAGAACTTGATTTACTCTTATACAAAGATGCATACGATTTAGCTAACTTTCGAGATTATTCAGAGTTTGAGTATGTATCAGATACTAGTGTAGATTTTTACTGGGCAACTTGTGTATTTTTTAGAAAGACAAAAACAAACAAAATCTTTTTTGATCTAATAAAACATATCCAAGAAAATTGGAGTTACTATAATGCAGTATATCAAATTAATTCTGTAACATATAGAAATGATCATGCGTTCAGTGTTGCAATCCATATCATGAATGGATACCAGTCAGGAAACTTTGCAGGATATATGCCTGGCAAATTATACTACACAACAGATAGAGATATTTTACTAGACTTGCAAGATAAAAGATTTACATTTTTAGTAGAAAAGCAACATCATTTAGGCGAGTACCTTGCAATTAAGTTTGAAAATTACAGTGTTCATGTTATGAACAAATTTAGTCTTGAAAGGATAATCAATGTCTAAAGGTATATTAATGGTTGCGCAAAACAGTGCTGATGATTATGTTTTACAAGCATGTCTATGTGCAATGAGTATCAAAGCAACTAATGATATTAGTGTATCAATACTTACAAATGATCCTATTCCTGACAAGTATAAAGATTTGTTTGAGCATGTAATAAATATTCCATGGACTGATAGTGCAGAAGACGAAAATTGGAAAGTTCAAAATAGATGGAAAGCCTATCATGTAACACCGTACAATGAAACTATTGTAATGGATACCGATATGTTAGTGTTACAAAATATAGATAGTTGGTGGAATTTTTTATCTAATTACGAAATGTATTTTACTAGCCATGTAATGGATTATAGGCAAAATGTAATTAACGACACATACTATAGAAAAGCATTTACAAGTAACAAGTTACCAAATGTATATGTAGGTATTCATTATTTTAAAAAGTGTGATTTTGCACATGACTTTTATGGATGGTTAGAACTTGTATCTAATAATTGGAACTTGTTCTACGGACATTATGTAAAAGAAAATTATCCTAAAAGAATGAGCATGGATGTAAGTGCAGCAATTGTAACAAAAATATTAGATTGCGAATCTCAAATTACAAATGCAAAGGCGGCATTCCCTACATTTACACATATGAAACCTCATGTACAAGGATGGCAAACGGTTACTGAATCTTGGCAAGAAAGAGTTGGCGTGTATTTAAAACCTAACTTAGATTTAATTGTAGGAAATCATAAACAAGATGGTGTATTCCATTATACAGAAAATAATTTTGTAACTAATAAAATAATAAAAACATATGAGGAGGCATTATGTCTATAATATGGCAAGCGCCTCCGGCAAAGGTTGGATCGCCTTATAGAGTTTACTTTGAAGCAAGCACAGGAAATATTATCAGTGTTACTAATGATATTGAACAACGAGATGATTATCCATCTGTAGAAACAACTTTTGAAGATGTTGAAGATATTTTAACTGGTGAAGAATTTATTACTAGTGTAAAAGTTGTATACAATACACAAACAAAACTTTATGAACTTGATAGAAACACTTTAGATAACTATGTATATAATATTAATGATTGGTTGTATGAATGCAATGATGATACAAATGCAGATATACAAATTATACAAGATTTAAAAAATACATGCTGGAAGTTTTATATAGGAGAAGAATTAAAGGCAAGACTAAATGAACAAAAAGTAACATTAAATGTAGATTGTCATTTTCATGTAACTGAAAAAAATAATCCTAATGTGTTACACAAAACATTAAGTTTTCCTTTATCGCAACTACGCAGCGAATTTTATATTGTACTTCCCTTTTTAGAACAATATGAGTTTGACGGTGTACCTGTAAGTGTATACACTATAAGAAAATTTGACACATATAGCTATGAGGTAACAAATGACTAAAAAGTTTAGAGTTTTAGATTATGATATTATATATTTGTCATATGATGAACCGAATGCAGAAGAAAATTATGCAGATTTATGTAGTAAGATACCCTGGGCAAAACGTGTTCACGGAGTAGAGGGCAGTGATGCTGCACATAAAGCATGTGCTGAATTAAGTGAAACTGATAGATTTATTACAGTAGACGGTGACAATAAAATTATACCTGAATTCCTATCACAAGAAATAGACTTTGGAGAACATGCCGACTTAGAACATAGTGTAATTAGCTGGTGCGGCAAGAATGTTATTAACGGATTGTTATACGGCAATGGCGGACTTAAATGCTGGCCAAAAGAGTATGTGCTAAACATGCGTACACATGAAAACGCAGATCCAGACAATCCACATGCACAAGTAGATTTTTGCTGGGACTTAAAATACATCCAGCAGAATAGTTGTTACAGTAATGTTTATAATAATGCAACTGCACAGCAGGCTTGGAGAGCAGGATTCCGCGAAGGTGTAAAGATGGCACTAGACCAAGGAGTAAAACCTACACAAGAAGACTTTCTTAAAGGGCATTGGAAAAACTTGCATAGACTTTGGATATGGCTAATGATCGGAGCTGACGTTGAAAACGGACGTTGGGCAATGTATGGAGCCAGAGAAGGCTTGTATAAAACAATGTGTACTGATTGGGACTATGTACAAGTACGTGACTTTGAATATTTAAATACTCTATGGAAAGAAAAAGGCGACATTGTAGAAGAAGACATTGTTTATTATACAGAAGAATTAGGAGAAAAATTAAAACAAGAATTAGATATACCTATAGCACTTGAACCTTTAGATGCTGAACAAAGTAAATTTTTTAAAACAGTATATCAAAATCCAAGTAGAAATCCTAACCAACAGTTTGTAATTGACCCAGAATGAAATCAGAAACCCAACTTATAAAAGAAAATATGGAATTGATGGACGACATAAGTCCAACATTTTGTTTAGCAAAATGGCACCATACTACTATATATTTGCATACAGGTGATACACATAGTTGTTATCATCCATCTCCGCATCATATACCTATTGAAGAAATACGCAATAATCCAAGCGCATTGCACAATACATTAGAAAAGAAAAAAGAACGTGCTAAAATGTTAATAGGTGAGCGTTGTGTAGGTTGTCAATATTGCTGGAACGTTGAAGATATGAAAGATGATCATATTAGTGACAGAATGATACGGAACCAGTCTATATATAAACCTGAGCGTGTAAAAGAGATATTAGATAATCCTTGGGACTTTAATGTTAATCCGGAATATGTAGAAGTTGCGTTTAGTAATGAATGTAATTTTAAATGCGGATACTGCCACCCTATGGCAAGTAGTTCATATCATGCTGAAATTAAGAAGTTTGGTAAAGTTGAAGGTGTAAACAATCATGCATTAGATATTGATTGGTTCAAGCCTATGGCAGAAGATGACAATCCTTATATCCAAGCATGGTGGGAATGGTGGCCTGAACTTAGTAAAACACTAAACATATTACGTGTTACTGGCGGAGAACCATTGATGCATAAAAGCACTTGGCGTATATTTGATGAATTAAAAGCAAATCCACGCCCTCATATAGAACTTAATCTCAATAGTAACATGGGGCTTAGTCCTCGTATCATTAGTAAGTTTGCAGATAACGTTAATGAATTACTAGAAGGAAATAAGATTAAAAAGTTTAAAGTATATTCTAGTATGGATTCATTTGGTAAACGTGCAGAATATATGCGTACTGGATTAAGCACAGAACTATGGGAAAGTAATATGAAAAACTTTCTTAACAGCACAAAGTCAGACTTAACAGTGATGTGTACTTTTAACATTTTGAGTGTAACAAACTTTACATTATTTTTGCAAAAGGTATTAGACTGGCGTGAAGAGTTTTATGATGGCAAGCGTAGACGTATTAGGTTTGATACTCCTTACTTAAAAGAGCCTTTACAATACGATATGCACATATTACCTAAAGAAGAATTTTTGCCTTATATGGATCAAATTTTAGATTTTATCAAAGCAAATCAAGACGATGATGATACAAAAAAATTTAGCGATTTAGAATATGAACGTTTTCGTAGAGTACGGGATTACTTTGCAAAAACTAGTTATAGTGAAGAGCGCATTATAGAAGGACGTAAAGATTTTTATAATTGGTTTACTGAATATGATCGTAGACGCAATGTAAACTTTTTAGAGACATTTCCTGAAATGGAAAACTTTTTTAATTTGTGTAGAGATACTGTATGATAGATAAATATTATTATATGCTACTATAACTGAAGGGATAAGAAATGCAACAATTATCAGACATCTTTAATAAAGATATATTTGAGACAGGATCGGCGTTTTCACAAGGTGTTCCAATTCCAATGGGAGTAGTAGATGATTTCCTTCCGAAAGATGTTGCATTATCTATGTTTAAAGAAAGCCAAAGTATAGACAATCATAAATGGAAAACTTTTACAAGAAATGGAAGTCATATGATGGAATTAAATAAAATGGAACTAACACCTCTTGCATTTAACACTCTTGGATATTTGCACAGTTCTTATTTTTTAAACTTGTTATCTAAATATACAGGAATAAATGGTCTAATTACAGACCCTCATTTAGTTGGTGCAGGCTATAGTAAAAGTTTTAATGGTGATATATTAAATGTGCATACTGACTTTAATTGGAATGAACAGTTACAGTTACATAGAGCGTTAACGCTCACTATATACTTAACTCCAGATTGGAATGAAGAGTGGAATGGAGCATTAAATTTTTATGACGATAAAAAAGAAAAAATTGTAACTACAGTAGCCTCTTTGTTTAACCGTTGCCTTATTTGGAAATACAATAGATTTGGATATCATGGATATGATAATCCTATAGAATGTCCTACAAATAAAAATAGAACAACATTTAGAGTATTTTATTATACTAGCAATAGTACACATCTAGCTGAAGATCCTCCCCATAGAAGTTTATACTGGGTAGATGAAAAAACAAAGATGCCTTATGATAAGAAAACTCAACAATGAAAATTTACACTAAAACCGGCAAAACAAATTTTTGGTTTGAAGAAGACAACTATAAAATTATTTCAGCAAACGAAAATTATGAAATAGGATCAGTTTTTTGGTATGATCAACACGATGCAATAATGCACAATGTAAAGTTTAATGATGGATTCCCAGACAGTGCATGGTCTCATTTGAAAAAAGATCCATCGTCTAAAATTTTGCTATTCTATGGTGACGAGTATTTTAATTTATTTGAAGTAAAAATATATGCAGAAACTATTAAACAGCGAGAATTACCGCCCGAGCAAGTTTATATAGTGTGTCTAGACGATAATTGGGTACCTTGGACGTATAAACAGTTTTCTAAATTTGGCGTCACTGGTATTAATATACAGTCATTAAATTTTTTAATGAAACGAGCAATTCCGCAAGATATAATTCCTACCACTAAAAAGTTTAGTATGTTTAGTAGAAATTATGTAGACTGGAGATTGCAGTTTTTTTGTGAATTAGTTAACAATAATCTATTAGATTATTTTGAATATACATTTAACAATATTATGCCCTACGGAAAAATTGTTACATATACCCAGTCTCAAATAAAAGAACATGCTGAACAAATGGGATATACAATTAACAAAAAGTTAAAAAATTGGATTGAAGGTATTCCGTATACATTAGAAAATAATAACGTTCTTGAAAAAATGTCTCAACAAGTTTATGATAAAATTTCTTCTTCAGATATTAATGTAGTAATTGAGTCGCATTTTGATCCATTGTGGAATGATAAACATAAACTCGGGTATAGCTGGAGAGAACTTAGTCCTGCATTTCCGACAGAAAAAACATATAAAGCTATTGGATGTAATAGGCCTTTCATAATAGTTTCAACACCTGAGTTTTTAAAAGAATTTAGACGATTAGGTTATAAAACATTTCATCCATATATAGATGAAACTTACGATACTATTGAAGATCAAAATAAACGTATGAAAGCAATAATTAATGAAATAGACCGTATATCAAAATTGCCTACGGATGAGTATAGTACACTAATTAGAGAATGTGAAAAGATTGCTCAATATAACATGCAAGTATTTAAACAAGCACACCGGAATTTTAAATTACAGCCTAATTTTATATGGATGGACAAAATTTTAAAAGACAACTGGAGAACTCCTAACATTGCAGAAATACGCCATACACTAGGACGTATATGAAAATATTTATAACAGGGATAGCTGGATTTTTAGGAAGCCACTTAGCAGATCGCATGATTGAACTAGGTCACAAAGTTTCTGGCAACGATACTCTTATAGGTGGTTATGAAGATAATGTACATGAGAAGGCTGACCTATATAAAGTAGATTGTTGTGATAGATCACGCATGACAGAAATAATGAAAGATGTAGATATAGTAATTCATACTGCTGCTACTGCACATGAAGGACTAAGTGTTGTAAGCCCTGATTTTATAACAAAAAATATATTTCAAGCAAGTGTTAGTGTCATAAGTGCAGCATTAGCAAATAATGTAAAGCGGTTTGTATACTGTACATCTATGGCACGGTATGGTGATCAGCAAGCACCCTTTACAGAAGATATGCAACCTAAGCCAGTTGATCCGTACGGTATTGCAAAAGTTGCAGGAGAAGACGTTTTAAAAGCTCTTAGCGAAACACATGGCATGGAGTGGAATATAGCAGTACCGCACAACATTGTAGGTCCACGGCAGCGTTATGATGATCCATTTAGAAATGTAATGAGTATTATGATAAACAGAAATTTACAAGGTAAGCCTGCTATTATATATGGCGACGGAATGCAAACACGTTGTTTTTCTTACATAGCAGATTGTGTAGACTGTTTAGAAAGAATGAGTTTAGATTCTGCAATAGTAAATGAAATTATTAACATTGGACCAGATGAAGGAACAATTACAATTAAAGAATTAGCAAGTTTAGTTGCAAACGAAACTGGCATAAACACTGCGCCTATTCACATGGATGATAGACCTAGAGAAGTAAAACATGCAATGTGCAGTGCTGATAAAGCAAGACAGCTTTTAGACTACGAAACTACTACTGATATTAAAACAGCAGTAATACGTACAACTGAATACATAAGACGCAGGGGCGTAAAGCCCTTTGATTATACATATCCGCTAGAGATTGTAAATGACAAAACCCCTAAAACTTGGAAGGATAAGTTAATTTAATGCATTTTACTTTTGAGCAAATAGTAGACGAAAATGAATTTAATAATCTTACAAGTTGCACAGATATAAATCCGTCCGGTATTAAAAGATTTACTCCTAGTCCTTTAGTAACTGTACTATACAAATATATTAGGCGCCATCATAATTTAAAAATTACATTTGGAACTACACCTCTTGTCAGTGACGAGCCGTATATTATAGCCTCTGGAGTTGCACATAGTCCTGATGGTTGGGCAGAAGCACCTAACGGGAGCAAGACAACACCATTTGATCACTTAACTAAACAACAGCGTTATGATTTAAAATGGGGCAAGGCATACTTACTATTAGATCAATCGCACGAAGGTTATCATGAACATTGGTTATGGGGATGGTTTCATGATAAGTGTAACAAATATGATATTCCTATACAACGTATAATATATGTAACTGGTAATATGAATGGTGCAGATCAATATAATGAATGGGCAACTAACCACGGATTACTTAAAGAAGTCAGGATGTATGTTTTTCCTTATAGTCATTTTGAAATAGCAATGGCTAGTATGATACCAGAAAGTAATTTACCTACAGCAAAACAACAATTCAAATACAAAAGAAAAAATGCAGCATCTATAAAATTATACGATTGCCTACAAAAAAGAGCTCGAAACCATCGTGCCTGGCTGTTTACAAAATTACATAAAGAACAGTTGCTAGATAAAGGTGTTAATTCTATGAATGAATTTACCTTGCAACGTGCATTTATGGAAGGACAACATTTACCTGAAGAAGATTATAATTCAATCAAAGGTATGTTGCCTATGTATCCGCCTAATGAAAATGACGCTCATACATACGAGTCGCAAGATTGTGGTCAATTTTTAATTAAGTATAATGACGATATTATGTTACAGACATGGTTATCTATTGTAAGTGAAGCGCACTACAGTGATGTTGATACTAATCATACTGTTTTCTTAAGTGAAAAAACATTTAAGCCTATTGCATGTTCGCAACCGTTTATACTGTATAGTAATAAAGGATCTCTACGTAGACTTCGGGAATTAGGCTACATGACGTTTCATCCTTTTATAGATGAAACTTATGATGATTTAGAAACATTTGACAGGTTAGACGCAATAGTAAAAGAGCTTAAACGTATTGATAATTTTACTACAGCAGAAAAACTTGATTGGCTTAAAAGTATGGTTTATATATTACGATACAATCGAAATCACTTAGAAAAATTAGCAACAACACCTTCTATAAATATGCTAACACAGTTCAGGAAAATATTTTATGTTTAGTAGTCAAGTAAAACAAATTAATAAAGATTTGGCAAAAAAGGGAAGAGCAATCGTCTCTATAGGCTGTTCTTTTGTACAGGGCCAAGGAGCAATTAACGATGAGATTTTTGATAATTATAACTTCAAAGCTAGTGATTTGGGCGAAGTCCTAAAAATACAGGCAAACAATGAAACACGTGAACAATTACTTTCTCAATATTCGTCACTATACACAGGACCAAACGGTGTGATAGATTTTACTATGATGGAATATGAAAATTCTTTTGTGTATCAGTTAGCTAATCATCTTTATAAAGGGAAATATGTCCCAATTAACTTTGGTCAAAGAGGCTGTGGTAATAGAGCAAGTATAAAAGAACTATATTTCAATAATATTAAATGGAATTTTTGTAAAGAAATTATTGTAATATATTGTCCTAGTGGAATAGAACGATTTGATTTTGCCCAAGATCAAAGTGGTGAACATTTTAGATGGGTATGCATGTGGCCACATGAGCTTCCAGAATCAAATGGTCCAAGAAAAAAACTTTGGGACGGATACAGAGAGGCAGTGTATTCTGATAAACATGCTATTATAGAACAAATTGGTCATGTTCAAGAATTACTTACATGGTGCAAGGCACACAATGCAAAATTAATTATAACTTCTGCATTTGATAGACGCTACGATAAAGAGTATTTTCAAAATGAACTTGCAAAACATGCTGAAAGGGCAGACAATGAATTAAAAGAGTATAGACCTAAAAAAATGTTTGAACGAAAAAATTTGTTTGTAGATTATTACTTAGAAATGTGGCCCTGGGATAAGATGTTTCATCCTTTTGGGTTTGAAACGTTTGCTGATCTAGCAATTAATCAAGAACCTGATGTAGAAAATAAAAAAGACCCTTATTGGCAATTTCAAGGAAATAGATCACCATTAGGATATATTACAGCTTGTTCGCACCCTGGACAAAAAGCACATGCATTATTTGCATCAGCACTTGCCAAGCATATAAAAGAAATTAAAAATGCATAAAAGAACACAAGTTATAGCACCCGAAGTTCGTAGTAAGTACTTAGATGATGGACAACCTAATTGGGAATTTTCTAGACAGCAAGCTGATTGGCCCGAGTATGTAAGGGATGAGTTAATTCATCCTTTTACTAGATTTTTACCTCGTTCTTTGGATAGTAAAGGAAACGTAACTGATAATTTTTCACAAGGTGATAGTGAAAAAGCATGGAAAAGGAAAAGACGACATCTTGGCAAGGACTGGCACTATTTTAGCAAGACGATACATTACAAAAGAAATGTTAGTGGATTTAGAACATATGATTGGAATGAAATAAACTGGAAAGAATGTGTTGTATTGTTAGGTTGTAGTTGCACTTACGGAGTAGGTGTTGATGATTCGGAAACACTAGCAGAACAATTAGAAGCATTATGTGGTAGACAAGTTGTTAATTTAGGCTTAGGAGGCACCTCCAATCAGTTTATGGCATTTGTATTATCAAAATTGTACAAGCGTTTTGAATCACCTTACGCTGTAGTTGCAAATTACACAACACTTGATAGAAATTTTTATTTTCATGAAACCGACACATTTCACTTAGGTCCTTGGTGTCAGAAAGACAAGCGTCCGATGACAGATAATACTTTATATCCTGTAAGACAAAAAGACTTATACTTTAACAGTTTTTACAATCCGACAAACACTATAATGCAAACACGAGCACATTCAGACACTATTAAAGCATTATGTAAAGATAGATCCAAGCTGTTTAATATTACATTTTTTGAAGACGCTGCTCATGCAGTAAGAGCAGATGAATGGTTTGAAATAGATAGTCAAGCAAGAGACCTTTTACATCCTGGTAGAGCTCGATTTAAAGATATGGCAGAATGGATAAATGAGCGACTATAATAATGCAGCAGATACTGCTGAAAAACAATTAAAAAGAATTAGTCCTAGCATGTGTTATGCTAAGTGGGCACAGGTGAGTATACACTTAACAAATGGAACTACGCATAGTTGTTACCATCCTCCGTTACATAAAATTGATATAGATGAAATTGCTGTTACACCTAGTGCATTACACAATACAAAACAAAAGAAAGAAGAACGTTCACAAATGCTAAAAGGTGAACGGCCGAGAGGTTGTACCTATTGCTGGAAAATAGAAGACCAAGGCAGACGTAGTGATCGTATATATAGATCAGGAGAGTACTGGGCACAAAATGCAAGAAGTGATATTATTGATGTGCTTGATACAGGTAACATTACTCCTAGATACGTTGAGGTTAATTTTAATCAAGCATGTAACTTAAAGTGTATGTATTGTAGCCCGCACCTAAGCACAGCATGGCATGATGAAATAAAACAACATGGACCTTACCAACTTGTAGACACAAAACATAATGATACTGATGCATTAACAGAACAAGGACTTATGCCACTTAACGTACCTCAAGCTGAAAATCCTTATTTACGAGCATTTTGGGAATGGTGGCCAGAACTGTATAAAAAATTAGAAGTATTTCGTATTACAGGCGGCGAACCTCTAATGGACGTAAACACTTTTAAAGTTTTAGATTACATATACGAGCATCCTAATACTTCTTTAGAAATGAGCATTACAACAAATATGAGTCCGCCTAAGACTGAACTGTTTGACAAATTTATTGCAAAAACAAAAAAGTTAGAAGAAATACAAATATGGGAAGACAAAGAAAAGTTTAATCCTGGTAGTGGAAACAATTGGTATGTTAATCCTGCGCTAAAAAATTTAGCATTGTTTGTTAGTGTAGATTCAGTGGACGAACAAGCAGAGTATATTCGCACTGGTTTAGATTATAAATTAATGCAACAAAATATAAACACATTTTTGCAAGAAACTAACAATACTACTTTAACTTTTATTAATACATTTAATGCTTTAAGTTTGCCTGGCTTTAAAAAGTTCTTGACAAATGTGTTAGAATTGCGTAAACTATATAGTAAGGAGTTACAAGGTATAAAGTATATTCCAATTGTTGATCTATACAACACGCATGATGATTACGAAATACATCCACGTCAGCGAATATGGTTTGATGTGCCATTGCTTAGAGACCCAGCATGGCAAAATATGAATATACTACCTAGAGAATATAGTTACATGATAAAAGATGCACTTGACTTTATGAAGGAAAATTCAAACGTAGATAACTTTGCAGGATTTTACGATTTTGAAATTGCAAAAGTAGAACGTAATTTGGAAATGTTTTTAGCAGCGCCAAGGCACGAGTTAACGACACAACGTAAAAACTTTGTAATGCATATGACACAACACGACCAACGTAGAGAAACAAACTTTGATCAAACGTTTCCAGAGTATGCTGATATGATAAATGATTGGAAAAACTTGTAATGTATGATATGGTTTTTGTAGGACCAAAATCAGAGCGTTACAATAATTTAAAACAAAAATACGCGATGCTCAAACATGCTAAAGACGTAGATATGGCAAGGTCTTTATCTATGACAAGGATGCTTTGGATTATCTGGGACGATGTGCAAGTGTGCGATAATTTTGATTTCGAATTTGAAGCAGACCAATGGAGTCAAGATGTAGTACATATTTTTAAAAATGATAATATTTTTGACGGTATAATCCTAGTGCCTAAAAGTGTTACTATTACTGAAGAAGAAATTAAGCATAGAATTTTTTCTAAGAAAAAAGAAGTTGCTATTATAGCAAGCACTCCAATATCTTTTGATGTATTTGAAATAAATTCATACGATGATTACACACATGCACTAGAAAATAGCTCTACTGAAATGTTTTGGATGACTAGTAATAACCTAAAAATAGATAATAATTTAGTTGACAGTTTTTATATTTCTCATCATGATATAGTTGATAGAAAGCAAAATCATGCATTTATACATCGAGTAGACAATACTGATTACTACAATGGTGTATTTTTATGTAGCAAACATG